GATAGCCAGTTGCAAAATCGTCCATAACAAAACTCCTTTCAGTTTTGCGTTATGCTATCCCACCGCCGTATGCGATAGGCGAAGCCAAACAAATGCGGTTTTTGTCAAGTCCGCAAAACTGAGAAGCGTTTCGCTTAGAGGGACGCGTTATCGGGGAAGCGTCAAATTCAGGACACTTGCCAGCTGGTTCAGGTCAATGCCGCGCTCTTTGGCGAGGTTCTGCGCCATCGTTCGGAGTTGTGCTTCGTTTTTGCCCTGAATCAGGTTTAAGCCCTGCATGATAGGAGCGTTCTGCCCGCTTAACTGCTGGATAAGCCCCATCGGGTTCTGCCCGGCACGAGCCAGATTTGCAAGCTGCATGATAGGGCTATGAGTAATCATATCAAACGGAGAGGGCATCGTTTATTCTCCTTTCTTTGCGGCGACAGAGGGTTTAGAAAAGCTCTTCTGCCACTTTTCCAGCTCATCCAGCCTGTGGACGAGGGAGTTATACTCTTCAATAGGCACATACTGCTGTGTCGGTGTAGCGGTCTGCTGTGCCTGTTGTGCTTGCATTTGCCGCCATGCTTCAGGGCTGTAAAACTCCTGCACATAGGATTCGCAGGTGTCCGGGTTGAGCCGCTTGCAGTAGATCACTCCGCTGCGCAAGTCCGGGCAGTAGGTCGGTCTGCCGTATAAGTCAGACGGTATCGCCAAGAATTCTTCCCTGCTGGAAACAGGTCTGCCAAGCAGCCAACCACCGTCCTGTGCCGACTGCTGAACAGGCTGTTGCCCATTCATCGGCTGCGGACGCTGCGGTTGTGCCTGTTGCATCTGCGTGTTGGGCAGGGGAGTGGCAAGGCCTACCGTGCCAATTCCGCCGTAAGGATTGACAGGCTGCTGCGGAACGTAAGGCGTTCCGGGTGTTGGATAATAGCTCACAAAACATCCCTCCTTGTGCTCCCAGTGTACCGCATCAGCAAAAAGTGAAGGGCAACGAAGGTACAACGAAGGACAAAAAAGAAAAGCGCCCACACGGAAAAAATCCGCATGAGCGCTTAACTGTAAGGATGCACACATTGGAGTGCAATGCTAAGATATTACATCATCCAATATATGGCAATGCTTTCGACAAAACCAGTGCGAATAAAACAAAATCCACCAGCAAATCGTAAAAAAAGAAAAGCGGCAGACCCGAAAGCCTGCCGCTTCAATGCGTTTCACAAGAAGACGCACCCAATTAAAAGTATAGTATCACACATTCAGCATTTTATCAATAATTTTTAGCCTATTGCCGATTGATGTCCGACAATACGGCACACGCGCTGCAATATCAACTTGGCATAGCTGGTCAACATACCGCAACCGGGCGATTTTCCGGTCATACCTCCCAAGCGGCGCACGTTTTATCACAGCTTTTATCTGTTCTGCATTAAGCCCTTGCAACGCTGGCGGAAAGACTATGCGAGCCGCCGCCACAGGCAGCACCGAGCCAGAAAGGCTGCGGCAACTCTCCGGCGTTGCGCACCATTACGGGGACGTTACCGAAATGGTCGATTTTGCCGCATCTCTTGATCTCACAAAATCGTTTCTGTTCGTATGTAGTGCTTGCCATGATATCCTCCTTACTGCTTTTGCAGCGCCGCTTTCATGCGGTCAAAGAAAAACTGGATCACGGTGCCGATGGTTTCATCGGTGATGGCCCAGCTGATGAGCCTGCCGTATTTGCTGGTGCTGAGAGCCGTGCGAAGCATCTGCGCCACCCACGCCTTACGCTCTGCGCCGCGCTTGGTGCCCTGAATTTCGTGCTCTGCCTGCTCGATTAGGTCAAGCACAGTGCCCTTGACAGCCGCACCATACCCCAGCCGGATGCAACCCAGGGCGTAGAAGATAAAGCCGCCCAGCATCAGAGCCAGGGCCACAGGGGCGGGAAGTGCGGTCAAAAGATTACGAATCGCTTCCATGATTGGTAACTCCTTTCAAAAGATAGTTGTCGATGTCGGTGCGGCTCTTCTGCATCCCTTCGCGGTTGTTGCCGGACAGCTGCGCATCCAGAAGGTTGCGCACCCCGTCAAGGGTCAGACGGCTCACCTCGTCAATTTCTTCAAAGCGGCGCAGATCTCGGGCAAGGGCCTGCGTGTGTTGGAGCTGGCCCTGCTCTAAGGTGCCGATGCGCTTGTCCATCTCATCCAGCCGCTTGTTCTGCACGTTGTCCGGTTCCTGCGCCTTTTTGATGTACTTGTGAATGATTTCCAGCACCTTGTCAATGGTGATGGCTGCAGCACACAGGCTACCCAGGATGCCAAGCACCCACAGCAAAGCTTCTTTTTCGGTCATTTGTCCTCCCGGAGACGGGTCAGACCCTTCTTGCGGATGATACGGGGGTAGTTGATCTCGGTCACATTGAGGTCAACATTGCCAGAGATGCCCGGCACGCTGCCCTTGCTGGTGTGCTGGTGGGCACTGTACTTGAAATCCACCTTCGGGGTCTTGCCAGTGTAGTCAGCAAGCCACACGTCCCACCGGGAGGACAGCCTCGCCATATCCAGTTCGTATTTGTAGCCGGTGTAGGTATAGAGTTGGGCATAAAAGCCCATCTTTTCCACCTGTTCCAGCGCGTAGGCGGCGAGGTTGGTAAGATCGAGGGTGCTCATGGGCTTGAGCTCGTTTTCCTCCACGTCCACCGCGAGAGGCAATGTCAGCACCTTGCCGTACACCGCCTGCCGCACAAGAGCAAGCTCTGCATCGGCCATCGCTTCGCTGGTGGCGTAGGTGTAGTAGTAAACGCCCACGTCCAGCCCCGCAGCCCGGGCGTTGCGGTAGTTGGTCTCAAAGGTCGGGTCGATGTACAGGCCGTCTGCCCGCTTGGAAAGCTTTTTGTTGGTGGACACCGTCTTGAGCATGGCCCCCTTGTAGCCCGCTGCCGCCACCTGTGCCCAATCGATGGTGCCCTGATACCGGCTCACGTCAATGTATCGATAGGGCGGTTCCCCTGCCCATCCGGTCACGGTGTCCACAGTGGGCACGTCCGGTGCAGGAGCAGGCTCTTCCTTGTCGGCGCTGTCACCGGCAGCGTGGGAGAGGGCCGCCAGCAGCTTGGAGATAAAATCAAAAAGTGTGTTCATTTCACGCTTCCTTACTGCCCAAGGGCTTCTTTGATAGCTTCCAGGTCGTCAACGGTCAGGGCCGGGTAATCCGCTGCGATATCCTCAAAGGTTTCACCAGCGGCCAGCCGGATGCGGAACGCCCGCACCATGATGCGGAGTTTCAGGTTGTTCAGCGTCTTCATAGTTTTAACCTCCAATCAAATCAGCCATCATGAGCACAAGGTCGTCGTTTGCCGCTTCCAGAGCGTCCATGCGGCCCGGCACGGTTTCCAGCTCTGCCTTTTTCTTCGCTTCGGCGGCAGCGGCTTCTTCTGCCTTTTTCTTGGCTTCAGCCTGTGCGGCCAGCTCTTCGGCGGTGTACAGGATGTACCGCTGCACCGGCACTTCCTCATCCCAGGCGGGCTGAGGGTCAACACCGGGCACGTCCACCACCTTGCGGACATCACGGCCTTTTTCGCGACCATCTGCGTCATAGTATATTGCAGGGGTTCCGTCCGGCAAGGTTTCGGTCTCGTAGTGGCTGACCTCTTCCACGCCCGCCACAGCATCGTGGTGGACAGTCTGGGTCTCGGGCTTGAGGTAGCCTTTCGTCAAGTCGGGGGTGGCGATTTCTACGCCGTTGCTGTCGATGATCTTCATGTGTGCTCCTTTCGGTTATGCAACTCTCCGCCATAAGTACATGCAGTATGCCGGGGGTTGGACGGTAGTGGAAGCGCCGTAGATAGAGTTGGAGTTGGCGGCACTAAAGTGAAGGTCGTGTATTAACGATCCGCCTAGTCCCGTTGCCGGGTATTTGTAATTGGCTCCATCCATAAAGTAAAACGCTCCTTTTGCGTCGGCATTAAAAATGCCATACTGACTGGTCACTTTAGCCGTAATGTTCGGCAGTCCTGCCTCTACCGTTGTACCAGCCGGATGCGTGTCGCTTGCACCCCAGATAGTGCAATCCTCAATGCGCTCCCATGTGCCACCGTAAAGCTCGGCCGGGCTGGTTGCGTTTTCGCTGATGTACAGACTGCCCACGGGGTGGTCTCGCTCGGCTACCGCCGCAAGGACTTGTTGATAGATAGCATAGGCATCAGGGCCAATGCCATTTTTGAGTTCTCCTAGTGCCATTGTTTCTCCTTTCGGTTATGCCACTCTGCGCCAGATGTACACGGAGTAGTAGGGAGGAATGCTAGAGCTAGATGCAGTGTTTCCTGTAACGGAGTATGTTTCTCCACCGGGCTTCTCACCGTATGTCGAGGAAAATCCATCATTGGAGAGTGTATACTGTCCGTCATTAACTTTTTTGTTATTATCGTTCCATGATTGTGTTTTGTAGTTATATGTGGCAATGGCGGATGTCGGATATCCGACCAAAGCACCAAGCCGCCACATAAACTCTAATTTGTACTCATGTTCATGCGCCGTGCTACCTCCCGTACTCCCTGCCGGGTAGGTATCACTTGCACCCATGATAAATCTGTTCTCAATTCGTTCCCATGTGCCGCCGCCAAAAGTCACAGCCGGGTTTTCCGGGCTGATGGTCTGATAGATACTACCCACAGGATGTGCCGCAAGCAGGAAGTTGGAATAAATGGAGCCGTCACCATAGAACTGGCCACCATACTTGATGGGATACCACCGGGCGGAGATTTCCGCAGTTGGAATGTTGTGTGCACGGATACGGATAGCTCCGGTTCGAGTTTCGGGGTTTACAAGCATAGCTTTACCGGCTACGTCTGCGCTTGCAGGGTCGATGCTGACAGATACCACAGTCGTGGACGTAACATCTGCTGTGATATCAATGTAATGCGGGTACTCTGCAACTTCTGTGTCCGTCTGCCACCCTGTAATCGGAATGAAAAGATCATGTGGAACGACGGAGTCAGCTTTACCTGCCAGAGCGTCACCGGTAGCCTTTGCGTCGGCAGGGGCATTTTCGATGCTCAGGGTTTTGTCGGTGCTTGCCTTAGCCCCGGCCTCTTCCGAGTATTTCTTTGCATTGGCTTCACTGGTTGCAGCGGCAGATGCACTGGATGCAGATGCCTTAGCGGATGCAGCGGATTCGCCAGCTTTTGTGGTTGCAATTCCGGCCTGTTCAGTGGCAGTAGCAGCAGAAGTAGAAGCCCCGTCCGCTTCCCGCTTTGCATTGGCTGCGCTTGTCTCCGCGCTCTTTCGGGCCGCTTCGACTGCTTTAATCCAATCCTCTTCTGTGCCAACATATCCATACTTTACAGCAATGGCATAGGCGCTATAAGGGCCGATTTCAATTGTTTTACTCATTCAAACGTCACCTCCAAAATTCCAGAGCCGTTGTCTTGCATATTTATTTCGGTCAAGCTATCGCTTTTAATCATATAAAGAATGCCGTTCTCCTGTTCAAAGTCCATCCAACCGCCCTTGTTTGCGCTTTGCTCTGCAAGACGAGCACTCTCAGCGGAATTTTCAGCTTGCTTTTGTGATTCCTGTGCGGATGTTTTGGCGTTTACTTCGGACAGTTTTGCATTCAGCTCTGCTTTTTCAGCGGCAATCCTCGCAATGTCAGCGCCTGCAACATCTGAAAGGGTGTTCAGCGTTTCAGCATTCATAGGAGTGCCTTCAACGATAGGCTCGTCATTGCGAACCAGTGTGATAACTTCCGATGTGCCGTCAGACTTTTTCATTGTCCATCGGTTCGGGTACTTTGCTTCTCGGTCAACAAAGTGCATAGTAAGGTTCACCTCCACAGACCGGCTCTGAGCAGTAGATTAGATGGTTATTGGCTATCGTTTCGATATCAAGTAGAATTTCTTCGACCTGATTGATAATCGTATAGTGCAGATGATTGAGGGAAGCGGGGGTTTCGGGGGTATCATTCTTGCCGCTGCACAAAGAACGAATAGCTCTGATATTGGAAAGCCAACGAGAAGCATCCGAGACAGTCAGGTATCCGTTTACATCCCAATCGGTTTTCACCGAAACAGATGCGTTCAAGATGGACGCAATCTCTTGGATTCCACCTTCAATGCGGTTGTAGTCCATGTAGCTCAGAGCGCCCTTCATGCCAGCTGCCCATTCCGCCTGCTCTTTCTCTGTCCACGTTCCTGCCTTTGCTTTCAATGCAAGCGCTTTGACTTGCGCAACATCATCATCGGTTCTGTCTGTGATCCACCGGGTCAACGAACATCAGCTCCTTCCAAGAGATACCCTTCGACCGTCCCGTGAAAACAGCCGGAGTACTGATAAGAAAAGCTCGTAGTCAACAGTACAGAGGAATAGCCAAACTGGTGATGAACAAGAACATAGTCCAAAGCGTCAAAATGCGGGCTTGCACGATATTTCAATGTGACCTTGCGGCGGTTAGAAAGCACCTTGTATGCTTCTGTCAAAATATTCCTGCTCTGGCTGAGAACGCTTTGAGACAACATTTCATTGCTAACAGTCTGCGTTGCTCCGCTCCCTGTTGGGTTTTCCGGGTAAGAATACGTTTTGCTTGTAGTGCTCGAACCATCGGAAGATTTTACGTCAATCGAGCAAGTCACATTTTTCAGCGGAGAAGAGAATGCAATCTCAGGCCAGTTGAAGTTGTTAACAATGTCGATCTCACCGGCAAGGTTTGCTTTTGCAGTAGAGATGTCAGGAATGCGTCCAATTACAATCACGCCTTCTCGGGTCTGATATATTGCCATACCAGCTGCGTTAGCAACCATCTGCAAAATGTCAGAGTCCTTATAATTGCTTTTATCCTGGCTTGTGATATCTGTGCTATAATTTTTCAGCTCTTCGGAAATCTGAAACGTTGCCACGTTGTCATTCAGAAGTTCCAACGCATCGTAGGCCATCTCATAAAGAGTGCCATACATTCTTCCTGTATAGTTAGAAACCATCAGATAGCCAAAAGCATCACGGGCCGTAAAGCTTGCTTCAATGCTATTAGAAGGAACACTCCACTCAGACAAGAAGAACTTGCCGCCTGTAATCCATTCTACCGTTCCGTCCAAGTCCATGCCGTACTCCACAGAGATAGGCTGGCGCTCATACAGGTATTTGTAAAGACCTTCCGGGTTGATCGGGTTCCACTTTTGCGTGCTGTTATCCACCGTAAAAGTGATGCTATCATTCGGGAGTTGGCCGCTGATCGGGTCTCTTGTGGAATCGTGCTTGTACGAAAAAATATCTTTCTTCTCAAACACAATGAACTGGCCCATCTTTATTTGCTCAACCCTTGCGCGACGATTTTCCAAGCACCACGACAAGATTTGAATGGAAATAGAATCGTAATTTGCAATTTCCCAGTCAATGTCAGTGGTGATAGAGGAATTATCCGACACTGTTTTTGTGGACACGACTGCGCTTCCAGAATAAGCGGTCAGCTTGAAACTTGTCGGCCATTCATTGAACGTTGACGACCATGTGATGGTAATGCCAGGAATGGTCACGGTATGAACTTTGCTGAACGAGAGCGTAATAATCGGGTGGTTTGAAGTTGAAACACAATTTTCGCTAACATAACCAGCCTCCTGAGATTTTACGCTTCTATCAAGCAAGGTATAATTACCGTCCAAAACAGTGAAATTTAATTCACCGGTAGAATATTTTGTATAAGTGTGAGATTCACTGTCAACGATAGAAGATACATTGCTAAAGAACGTTTCGCCGTTTGTGCTAGGAATCGCGTCTTCTTGCAAACCGGGTTCTGTAACGCCATAGGTGATGCGTACAAACATCTCCGGCACAAGCGTTTCGGAAAACTTGTCAAGCCACTTCTGAGAAGGTTGTACCATAGGCTATACCTCCACAAGCGCAATCGAGCAATCCGTCCAACCCATCACATTACCAGTTTTAGGCCCACGCCGCCACATACCAGATGTTCGGTCTGAAACGTACATCTGCCGCATGTCATATCCGGCCTTTGCCTGGTTATAAAAGCGAACAGAACAGTAAAATCGTGTCGTGAACAGGCTGAGAATAGCGGCCCACTGTTGTGCGGTAAGGTAGTTCCACTTCAGGGACACCTTTGCTACATCATGCCGCACAACAGAGCCAACTACTTTGCCTTGAACGTTTCGTCCAGAATCCACGATGGTGCTAGTGGTCGCTTCGTAAGAAGAATGTTCCGGCAAGTCTACGCCATTTACCGTTACCAGTGCTGGGATTGCCATAAACCGCCACCTCCTTAGTAGCTATAAACTTCACTGCCCATCAAAGACTGCCCACGGGCGTTCTGCCGCTTCTCAACGGATGCTGTGATCTGCTTTCCGTCAAGGTAAATTTTGAGTTCCTTGCCACCGGTTAGTTCATCACCATACCGCTGGAAGATATCGAGGAATGCGTTGTAAGTGCCATTGTAAACAGATTCACGTATTTCCTCTTCGTTGATGTTGACATTTACGCTGGTGGTGCCGCCATAAGAACCGGAGGACGTACCATTGTTCTTATCCCATTCTTTCGTTCCTGGGTAAGAACCATTTTTGTACTTTTCCAGCAGTTCTTTGTACTGCTGTTCGTAGTTAGTTGGGTCTTTGGAATCGTCAAAGCCACTATTGGCCGCTTCTTGACGTTTACGTTGGCTTTCCGCACGACTACTCGCAACATTGTCAGCCCAATCATAAAGAGGGTTGCTGATATGCCCCCATTTATCAAAGGGATTAAAGAAATTGCGTGCGTCAATTAAAGCATTTATTCCAGCAACAATGCCTTGAATTGCCGTTCCGAGAACGCGGAGAATCCCCTCAAAAACAATCGAGAAGAAATCGCCGATTCCATACCAAAGATTAGACAGGAACGAAGCGATGCTCTTGTTCTTATTGGCAAAATTGACAAGAGCGCCAACCAACATGCCAATCAGGGAAATAACCAGCATAACAGGGTTTGCATCCATTGCAATGTTCAAACTTGTCTGAGCGGACGTTGCGGCCATAGCAGAAGGAACGAACTGACTGATAAAGCTAGAAGCCATACCAGCAATGTTGTTCCAAACACTGCTCAACCCCTGCGTCAGCCACTGCAAACTGTTATTGGCAATGGACTTGATTTGCTTTCGCTGCTCATCATCCATTGCATGATAGAAATAGGAAGCGGCCCATGTGCCGAGCTTTTCAAGGTCTCCGTTAGAAATCGCATCCCACAGAGTACCAATGCTGCCAAAGAAATCAGATTGTAAACTCTGGTCAATCTGCTGCCACTGGGTATTCAGACCGTTCAGGAACCCGGTAACGTAGTTGGTAGCCTGAGTAGAACCGGTGTTAATCAGCTCATTTCCTTTCTCCTGCACAGCATCTACAACGCCCTGCATAGCAGTGTCGACGTAAGGGATAGCCGAAGCAATGCCGTTTGCAAGGCCTTGATCGATGTAACCGCCAATCTCCGCAAACACTGTAGAAGGGGAGTGGATGCCAAGAACGTTCTTAACCTTGTCGATAACTGCGTTTCCAACATTTGCGACAGCATTTTTAGCTGTTTCAATCATATTGTTCACGCCGTTAATAAGGCCCTGAATCAGGTCCTTGCCAATATCAAAAAGGCTAAAATTGTCAAATGCGCTCTTGATTGCAGAAAGAATTTTCTTCGTAGTTTCAGTTACGCTAGAGATAGCATCAGTAATACCTTTCTTCAATCCGGCGATAATGTATCCGCCTTGTTCGGCCATTACGGTAGATGGGGAATTAATTCCAAAGGCAGACTTAAAACCATTGATAAAAGGATTGAACACATTCTCAACAATCCAAGAAGCAACATTTGTGATTGCGTCTTGAATACCGTAATAAATACCGTAGACGATATTCAGGCCAACATTATCGAACGGCCCCTCTGCAACTTTCTTTTCAAAATAATCGGCAATTCGAGAAACCAGACCGCCCATGAAGTCGAGCGCTTCAATGAACGCTTCGCCAAAGAAACGACCGATGGCTTGAGCTAGCCCGGCCCAATCTACAGAAGTAACAGCTCTAATAGCAAAGTCAACGAGGTCTTGACCGAGCTGGTAAGAGTCTGTTCCAGCCAAGAAATCAGAAACAGCGTTAATGCTATCAGTGATAAAGTTAAAAAGAACTCTTGCAAGCTTTTCGATATCAGCATTTTGAAGAGCGTCGGAAATCTTATCAGTCAATTGCTTTCCAATGCTAGTCCAATCTACTGTTGCTATCCAATCTGAAAGTTCGTGAAAGAATCCAGAAAAGCCATCAATAAAGGCATTTAATACAGATGTCCAGTCAAGCTGAGACAGAAAGCCACCAAGAAGCTCAAACTCGATAATGAATCGGTCTGCAAGTAATCGGCCAAATAAATCCCAGTCTACAGAATCCACGAGCCCGTTAATGCCATCTGCAAAAACCGCTCCAAGCGAGGCCCAATCAACAGAATGGATGGCATCATAAATCATGCCCATAAGTTTATTTAGCTGTTCACCGATTTGGGTTCCGATTTGAAAAGAATCGAGAGATTTTAACTTCGCCTTAATCTCATCAACAGCGCTTCCAGCATAATCTTTGAACATATCATACTGAGAGAGGTCAACGTCGCCGAGCAGGTTACCAGCAGCGCCACCACCACCAGAACCGGAAGAGCCAGAGTTTTGTGAAGGGTCGATAATGTTTAATTCATCAAAACCCATCGTATAGTCTTTGGCTGCTTTTGCTGCCGCTTTTGTAGCATCGGCGGTGTCATCCATAGCGTTGGCCACGCCACCAATATCTTTTTGTGTCTTGCTAAAATCGGTAAATTCAATTTTCTGCCCGAACACAGATGCAAGCGAAACAACAAATTCTTTGATAAGGTCAACCGCTGCAATCAGAACAGGGAGAATTGCCTTAAACGCGGGATAAAGAAGCTGGCCAACAGCTTTTGCAAGCTGCGAAATTTCAGACTTCAAGATGCGTACCATATTGGCGGGGCTACTAATGGTCTGCGCGAGGTTGCCTTGAATGTTTGTGGTCTGCTTCATAATGGCAATGTAACGCAGAACTGCTTTATCTGCCTGAGACAGACTAGAAACCTGTTTATTAAAGCCCAAAGCAAGAAGTTCCTGCTGCAACCGCGCCTGAGACAGGTCAACGCCCAAGCGGCGAATAGGCTCAAGTTCTCCAGAGATAGCAGAAGCAATTGCGGTAAAGGTAGTAGCGGTATCTTTATTCCAATAAGACGATTCGTCATAGGCAAGTTGGGTCAGGTTCTTGGATAAGATATACGCTTTATCGCTTGCCAGACCGAACGAAGTTGCAAGGCTTTGGATCGTAGCAATGTTTGTCATTGCTTCTGTCGGGTCGATGCCAAGCAGAGACTCCATCTTATTGATAAGCTCTGTTGCTTGACCGCTTAACTCGCCCATTGCGTTATTGAACAAGTCTGTTGCTTCATAAAAGTCATTGAACTTAGTAACGGCATTGGCAAGATAAGTGGCAATAGCTTTCAGGGAAACTAGCTGTGCTGCACGTTTCTTGATGTTTTCCAACTGGCTTGCCAAGCTTGAAAGGCTGGTACTTGCTTTCTGGTTTGCCGAAGAAAAGTGGGCTGTAGAATTGACAGCACTTTTAATTTTAGATGGAAGCGAAGAAAAAGAGCTACCGACCTTGTTTAACTTAGAAGCAAGCGGAGAAATAGCAGATGCTACTTTTTTGCAGACTTCCGCAAAATCATCAAGTGTTTTAGAGTCCAGCTTCTTTGTAATGCTTGGGATTTTAGCAATGGAATTGATTGCACTGCTTACGCCACGCAAACTCTTAATGGAAGAATCGCTAATAGAAAAAATAGGGGAAAGGCCGTTCTTCAAGCTGTTCATCTTACTGCCAAGTCCGGAAAAATCCATGTTTCCAAGATTGACAGAAGAAATCCGGTTCAACGCATTAGCAACAGAACGAATGCCTTTTGCACTTTGAGTAAGGTCTACATTAACAAGACTGTTTATAAAAGACGTGATTTTGTCCAACCCGGACATTCCAGCGGATGCCTGTTTCAGCGTTGCAATGGAACCGGCCAGCTTGTCAAGGCTGTTCACAACCTTTGTGACGTTGCCTTTCGTCCGCAAATTAGAAATGGCGGCAGCGAGTTTGTCAATATTAAGCTCTGCACCCTGCGATTCCGCAGAAATCTCTACGGATAAGCTCGTAATATCAACATCAGCCATCACTACCACCATCACTTTCCATCATAGAGAACATCATTCTCTTGATTCGCTCCTGCGCCTCAACTGCGCGTTGGTATTCATACTCGTCTTTCTCCTTTTGGGTAAGGGGAAGCGGTCTATCCATGTACTTGATGGGTTTAGACCCTTTCTTTCGGAACATATTGCCAACCGTAGAGGAAAGCGCGGATGCCATGTAAAAGCCATTTCTCCACGCTTCAGCGTTGGCTCTGCGTTCCCGCAGCTCCTCTGCGTCACGGTAAACCTTCGCCAGCCAGACATCACCGTGCCAGAACTGCTCGTAGGTCATACCAATGGAGATGTAATAGGCTTCTACATCGTGGAACAGCTTGGAGAAGGAGAACGGTTCCCCCTCTCCGTCTGCTTCCTGAGATTGTGCGGTTACACAATCTCCCACGTTGCGTTTTTTGCGGTCTTGTCCTCAGTGTCAGTTGCCAGCAGGGACTTGGAAGCGTCCATGAACATCTCAAGCAAAGCGTTCATCAGCTCTTCCTTCTCTTCGATGTGCTGGAACATCTCGTCAGTGACCTTGCGCCTGATGCCCTTGTTCCGAGCAATGAAAGCGCCGTAGAACAGGGCACGAGAGTTGGACAGCAGATTGGTCATCTGGGTATACTGGCCAATCTGAAAACCTGCACGCTCAGCAGCTTCCACGCTGTCACGAGTGAAGGTCAGCTCGTAAGTGTTCTTGCCATCGGGGGAATGAAAGTTGATAACCTTAGCAGCCATAATAAATGCTCTCCTTTATAAATAGGGGCAGAACCAAATCCGTTGTTCAGTTCTGCCCGGTTTGATTGATTCGATTTTTGCGGTTTAGCCGCCATTGACAGTCAGGGTCTCGCTGAACTCAGGCTTCTTGGTGAAGATGCAGTTGATGGTCATTTCCACGACCTCATCCACGCCAAAGCCGGACAAGCCAACCTGATGCATACCCTGCCAAGTGAAGCCGGAGCCGTCCTGCATCTTCAGGGCGTAATACTTCACGGTGTTGCTCTCGGAAGTCTCATCGTAGCCAGCTTCCTTGACCTTCTTGTAGTCAGTCTTGTTGTAGTTGGCAGTAAAGGACTTGGTGTCACTCTGGATAATGCCGAAGATGTTGACCTGCATGGGGTCAGACAAGGTAGTGGCATCCAGAAGGTTCGGCTCGGAGATCAGGTCGGGCACATCCTTGATGTCGCACAGCTTCGTCAGAGCGGTTGCGCTGTCGCCACAATACAGGGTGGTATTCAGACCGGAGATAGCAGTACTCATAGAATGTTTACCTCCTTAGTTTCGGTAAATCATTCCGTCCTCTCCGATTGTTGCCCCGTAGCTGCAATCAATCCGATAGACGGAATTGTTGTACAGCCCATTCAACGGGGCAAACGATTTGCGATAAAATTTAAGCGGTTCAAGAACAGAATCCACGATTCCAACGATGGAACGTGCTTCTGCAATGCGTCCGGCGTTCTTATTGGAGTAGACACGCACACGCAAGGAAACAGCGGCGTACTTGCTGTGACCAGCAGAATCAATATGCACAGGAAGATTGCTGTTTTCCTCTATCTGCACGCACGGAAACTTCTTGACGTTGCTGTCATTGATTTCGCCAGTAACGAAAATGCCGGGCACTTGCTTTCGCAATTCCTTAGCAACAGCCGTGAAGATAGAATTGAAATAATCAATCAACTACTCCAAACCTCCCTCCACGTCGCTTCGACCTGAGAAGCCATTTCTTCAACAGCCCCCCACATAGCCATAGCTGGCTCGTTGCCGTCGGTATAATTCAACTGCCCCTTGCCGGGAACGGTATCCACATAGGTTCCGGCGTTGCCGGGGTCACCGTAGTAGTACCATCTGCGGTTTGCGCCTTGTCCTTTTCCGTAGGAGCCATGCGCCCCAACGCCGGGCGGTAGTTCACCGCCATATCCGTTGTGGTGTGCTCCAGTGCCAAACTCGATGAACGCAACTGACTTACCATGCGCTACGATTGCAAAGCCATTTGGCGTTTGTACCGGGTCATGCTCAACTGTTACGTCATTGTCACCAGCATACTGTGCGTTAGCAAACCGCACAGTCGCAACGTCAATGCCTTTTTGCGCTAGCGCCTTTGCAAACTCCTGCGCCTTTTGGTTCAGGGTGGTCTTGTACTCCTGTATCTGACGTTCCGCATCACGAAGTCCGGCATCGCTCAACCTCACTTTAATTTTCACTTGCAGCCACCTCTTTCAGCGCATACTTCGTGTCTGTAATATGCTCTGCGACCTTGACCACAATGTAATTGAAAGGCTTTGAAATGTCCGTCTGAAACCAAACGTGTGTACCCTCATAAAGCGGTGTGTTGCGCTTTTTGCTGGACGAACTAACAACGTAGCTGTAATCCGTGAACGCGCCGAAAGGGTTTGCTTCCGCAGAACCAGTAGGGGGGCTGACGTTCAGCATCAGCTTTTCGGGGTCACTCCACGATTCGTATGCAGATTCGCCAGTCTCGTTTCCCCACTCGTCCACGACAGGCGTTTTCTCACCAACCGGGTTTGAGTACCACAGCGGGCGCTTATCCAGCGGGCTTCCATTGAACATCAGCCGATAACACCTACTCTCGGAACCACTTCATTCAACAGGGACTGCGCCACATCGGAACTTTCCCACACACGAGTGATGCCGTTGTTGGTATAGCTCGTCTGTCCGTTTGCGCCGATGTGGTTGTACAGTTCCGCTGCAATGCGTATCTGCAACGACTGATACTGCAAGGGCAACTCGTCCGGTCTGTTGCCGAAGGGGTAGCCCTGCGCAAATATCTTGTCTTTGGCGAAATCAAGCAGCAGGTCGAAGAGTGGGTAGTCCTCGTCCGTGATTTCACGGTCAAGTGCAGGGGCGATATACTGCCCCAGCTTGACTGCCGCTTCGGAATACTGGTCTCCCATGCTGCTTTCCTCCTTTCGCCTTAGTAAGCCTTGATGCAGTACACAGCGTCCATGCGCTCAAAGGACGGCAGGACGATTTCAGAAGCATAGACGTTGGCGTTGACCGGGTGAACGGTCAGCTCGGTGGTAATGGCAACGCCAGTGTTCACGATGGACACGGATGCACCGGACTGACCGGACAGCAGGTCGGCTTCCTCAGGGGTAGTGCCGTACCAAGTGCTACCCAGAGCGCCGGAAGGAGCAACCACCACCATGCCGTCAGGCAGGTATTTTTCACTTGCGCTGTACTGGTCTGCCTTGAACATCTTGTCGTACAGATGGATGGTCAGCCCAGTTGCAGACTCGATAATCTGCCGTGCTTCTGCATCCAGCAGAACCGCGTTTGCCTTTGCGGTGACGGTCATAAACCGGTTCTTCACCTCGTCCGCAGCAATCATGTTGCGGAAGGTGGTGGTGTTCATGTACACCTCAGTCACGACCTCGCCAACGCTTGCCAGAACAGCGTCCTTTGCGGCGTTCAGGTCAGCAATGGGGGTGGCGGTGGTGACGTTCCACTTGGACTTTGCGACAGAGACTTCCTTGTAGTTGGTGGACTTCCAAGTGCCGTCCGGGTCGTAGTTGTAGGTGTAGTTCACGCCGTTTGCCTTGATGGTGATGCCAGGAACGCCATTGGCGGGAGCCAGCAGCTGCCAGATCATGCGTTCAGGAACGATACGCGCGCCAGTGATAAGCTGTGCGGTGTCATCGTACAGACGGTTCATCACATCGCGGGCATAAGGGTCGTTGCTGTCCAGAACACGCAGGATTTCCTGACGGTCTTTCTCACCCAGATGGTAGCCCTCACGGAAGAACGGCATCTCGGTCTCATCGAACTTGAAGCCCTCACGGGTTCGGAACGTAGCCTTTGCGTCAAATGCGCTGGGCATCAGAGAAACGCCAACGCCCTTGTGACCACGCAGCCACTTCAGGTCGAGACCAGCCTTCTTCTTGGCGGGGAACAGCGCATCAGATGCAAAGGGCATCGCGTTGGTGGGGTCGTTCGTCCAATAGGCGGCAATCGCAGCCGGGGCAAAGACTTCCTTAAGATTCAGTGCCATGTTGTTTTACCTCCTATTAAGCGTTCACGCTGATGTTGTCACGGCAGAAGATGCCGGGAACGGCGGTCTTAAGTGCCTTGATTGCGTCAGCGTCAAAGGTGAAACTGGAACTTGCTGTCGCCTTCTTGGTGTCGATAACGCCACGAATCAGCAGGGAAGCATTGGGGTTCTCTGCCGGGTCAACGTCATACAGCAGGATGCCGTCAGCGTTGATGGTCTTAGAGCCAGTATCGCCAGCAGCAACAGCTTTCTTGCCAGCCAGCGTCATGGGATAGCCAGCCTTAACCGCAGCAGTTTCGGTCACGGTAAAGGGGATGGCGGTGTAGTCATTGGAAGCAAGGATGGTATCGTTGATTCCGTTGACCGTGTTTCGGGTAAACTTCATGTTTTCCTCCTTGTTAATGGAAAGCACTCATTGCGTCACTCGATGCCTTAGAAGTATTTGCGTTCTGCTGTGCAAGGCTCTTGGCAAACGCCACGCCCTCACTGTCAGAGCCGCCCTTGCCATCCGCACCCGGAGGTGTGGGCATATCCTTCAGCAGAGAAGCTTTGTATGCGGTGTCGTGGACAGACATGAACTCCGACTGGCACTTGAACAGCTTCGCGGTGTCGTTTTCAGCCAGAGCATTAGCTGCTTTGTCAGCCAAAGCAGCTTCATAGCCCTGCTTCACGAACTCTGCCTTGTAAGTGGCAATCGTCTTTTCCTTTGTCAGAGCAGCAACCGTCTTAGCGTATTCCTCGTTCTGCTTCTGGAGTTCGGCCAGCTTGTCAGCCTGTTCCTGTGCGGCATTCTCGTCATCGGTACGCTTTGCCTTGAGCAGCTTCTTGTACTCAGCAGCTTCGCCATTGGCTTTCGTCACGGCGTTGCGCAGTTTCTCGACCTCTGCGCTAGGGTCTGCAACCTTTTCAAGCGCAGAAATGATTTCATCGGCGGTCATGCCCTCTTTGTAGGCATCACCAAGCAACACATTGAGTTTCATATCGTTAATTTCCTCCTGCGTTTTTTTACCGTTGCTTCCCTGCAACGCTGCGAAATTTGTATCCCGGCTTCCCTGCCGTGTTTATAGCAAAGGGTTATTCGCCCTCTGTTTCTTTATTGGTATCGGCAGACTGTTCATCTGCTATGTTCCCAACATTTGTGCCGGTAACATCCCGTTTGGGCTGTTCATGTGGCTTCGGTGCTTTCCCGTCCTCGCCAAGCTTGCCAGCGGCAATCAGGAAGGGCTTGCTCATTTCGTAAGCAGCTTGTGGGTCAGGGAACAGGCCGGGCGTAGTGAACGCCAACTGCGGGTCAATCGGCTGCTGAATCATCTGCGCAAAAATCTGAACCTTGCTCTGCTGGTTATCGTACTGGCGGCGTGGCAGCTTGATATTGATGTCACTTGCCATCAGCTTAGAACCAGCCGTGTCACGCAGGATTTTCAGCATTACAGACAAGCTTTGGCGTTCAGCGTACTTGAACATATTCTCGTACTGCTGCGCCCTCGCTTCGGTGTGATTCCAGCCGTTGCGGACGATAACTGCACCCACGTTGTCGGACGTTGCGTTCTCACTGCCAGTGGCACTAGGCATGGCAGTCAGGCTGCGGTACACGTTCAACATGGAATCAAGCAGGGTCTGGCTCTGCTGCTGGTCAAGCTCGTTTGCAATCTGAGAAACGGAAGCGGGCAAGCTGGTTGTAGATTTCAAGCACATTGCCCCAAGTTCTTTGACCTGTTTTAGTGCGTTATCATCCACAAGGCAGTTGGTAAACACCATGATGGACTGAATGAACTGCGCCACGCCGTCCAGACGGTTGCTTTCAAGGTCGTTGATGGCATCCAGCACAGGGATAGCCGGTTCAAACAAGCCCATCCGCTCCGGGTTCAGCTTGTATTCGACCATCGGCAGCATTCCGAGAGAATGGTTCTCCGACTTTGTGACCTTGCCGTTGTCGATTTCAAAGTACTGGTTTGGCGTATACACGCAAATCAGGTCGTTCAGGTCATTCTGATAATTGCGTGGGATGTGCAGAACGTTGGCGATGGGCTTGTGTCCGATGCCGGAGTTGTAAATCACATACGCCATGTCCGGGTCTGGAACGTCCACCAGCAAGGGCGTTTCGTCAGGGTAGTTGCCGTTGTACCCCTTGTCAGGAAGAACAATGCGGTATCCCTGTCCGCACTCCAACATCCACTGCCAGAGCCGCCGATCAAGCGCATCCTTGCCCTCATACTGCAATGCGTTGGACAGGCGGGCGATTTCCTCGCCGTCACCAGTTGCCGTTTCAGACCGCACATAAGAGCAAGGAGTGCCGCTCATGTATCCCGTGTAGAAGCCCACGCACTCGTTGGCGTGGTTCTCTACAATACGGTTGGTGATTTCAGCGTGATACTCCTTCGTGCGGCTGAGGACAGGCTGGCTACCCAAGTAGTAGTTGTGCAGAAAGTGAATCTCGTTCTTGTTCAGCAGGTGGATAGGGTCTGCATTACCCATAACTACTTTCAGAACATTCGCCCGATTGATTTCCGTCTCCGGCGTTTCAATCGGTCTGCGTCCGGTCAGTGGATTATTCAAAAAGCCGTCAACAGCTATCTGATACTCAGCCATGCGTTCCTCCTTTCCGGCAAAATAAAAAGCGCAGCAAGACAAACCTGTTAAGGTCTATCTCACTGCGCCAAAACTGCGCTTCAAAAGCTATTTACTTTTCCGGTGGATGGATGATTTTCACCCATCCTTCCCTTGTGTCTCCTTCGATAACGCCCTTGCATCTGTCGCACTTGAAATGATATCGTCCGTCCACTTCGCCAAGATAGCGGTTGCAGCGAACGTTCTTATAGATTGGATTTTGCCTGATACAAGGGCAACAGATTCTAACTAACATGAGCGCTCCTTTCGTTGGATTTCTGGAAACAGGCTGTTGAGCACAAACCTGTTAGAAGCTGCTGGGAAACTGTTCGCACTTCCAGCCGTGCTATTTCCCGCCCTGGAAAACCTTCACAGTCTTTCTGTTTGCCGGACAGGCAATGGTTCAGGCTGCGATTCGGACGCGGAAGCCGGATTTGAACCAGCGACCTCTTGGTAACCAAGCGAGCTACCTGACTGCTCCACTCCGCGATAGAAACCCGGCTTAATTGGTTAACCGCTGCTCTTTGCAAAAGGAGAAAATTCAAAAAAGCCTTTTGCATCGAGAGCCGGGAATAGCGGTGAGGTGTCAAAAGAGAAATCCCATGCAAAGCAAGAGGATAGTTGTGCTGCGTAGCGGGTTTGAACCGCTTCGTGTCAGTTGGGGGAGTACAAACAACGTTCCGTCCACTCGGAAACGCAACATATAATCCCCACGACAGAGAAAGGCGGCTGTCGTGGGCGAGTAAGAAAGGATGGTATTACACAACAAATGACGAGTAAAAATGACTTAAAAATCTCGCCAATGCAATACCTAGAGGAAGCTGCAAATCTTCCTAGTACTATTGTAAGCCATGTCAATAGGCAAATCAAATTTTAATGCCTACGCACCCGGCTATTTAGGGGAATTATTAAAATGGCCTCTTGACAGGCTCAATTTTACTGATTCCGTTGTACAGTTCATCGGCAAGCTGTGCCAGACTGTCCGGTGCATCATCGTGTGGAACTTTGCCAAGCTGCGTGAACATCGTCACCTGTTCCATGAACGCCTTATACTCTTTCGACTGGTGCTTTTCGTCAAGGAAATAGAACCGTTTAATATCCGGCGCATACTGGATGATTCTGGACAGCTTGCTTTGACCACTTGGCGCACGCTGGCTACGAACAGAGCAGTGATAGCCTTGCTGCCGGAGCTGGCCGTCCACTACGTCACAGTATTCATCACCGCCGTTGTTGGCTTCGCCACGCACCACGTTGATTTTGTGCTGGATGATTTTGCCCACGACTTCCGGTCTTGTCACTGTCTTATCGCCGTTGTTGAACACAAGGTCTGGGATGAACACGGCATCACCGTATACATAAGCGATAGGACAAGCTGTGAAGTCACCGCCACCCCATGCAATATCCATGACCATGAGCTTCCGATCAGGCTCTCCATCAGGCAGAACGCCGTTAAAATACCGAAGCTCATCCGCAGGAAAAAGCAGACCTTCACGCACATAGGGCTTACCCATGTACTTTGCCCACCATGTTGCGTCGTCAATGCTGGCTTTCATATCGGCATAGTAGGCATCGTCAAAGCCAACGCCATAGTCATAATTGAAATTGCTGTGTCCGTTTTCGTCCACCGCAGGAATTACCCGGAATCTGTACTTTGGATTGTCCGCGTACTGGTTCTGTATGCGACCCAGAGGGTCAAGCACGTTCCAACGTGTACCGACCATCAGCTCCAATGCGCCCTGCTTTTTACGGTCTTTTAGCTGGTTCAGGTAGGCATCATACTTGTTGTTCAGACGCTCAACGTTCAGGCTTTCCTCCAAGTCCTCAATCAAGTCATCGCTGTACAGAACGCCGCCCTCGCCGATTTCAACTGCGCCGGTCAGCGTGCCGCCAATAGAGCGGCAAGTAAGGGTGGGGAAGCGCTTCTTTCGGTTCAGGTCAACGCTTTCGTCCTTTGCGCTCTTGTCTACAAGCTGAACATCAGGGAAGATTTTGCCCCAGTTATAGGTAACGGGGTCAGTGATGATAGACAGAACTTCGCCGTAGAAGCCATTGGTCAACTTGTCGGAATGTCCGCTCATGACCGATGCAACGTCCGGGCGGTTGCCCATCAGCCATGTGATAAAAAATATACAGAGCGTACTTTTTCCGGTTCTCGGGGGCTGGCTAACCCCAAGAAATTCTACACGATGGAAAAACAAGTCCTCTAGGTCACGAACCAGCGTCAGAAGCACCTTTCTTCGTGGCTGATAGAACTTCTTCTCCGGCGCACGGTTCCATTCAAGGTAGATGCAATAGCTGTCGAACACGTCTTTTGCTTCAAACAGGTACGTCCGACTGATAATGTCATAAGCCTTCGCCACGTCCTCGCCTGTTTTCATCTTTCCCATCATGGCTGCGCAGACAGAGCGCAGCTCACCAGAGTATTTGTAGGCATTGAACCGCTTGTCCTGAGACAAAGCGTCCCTCAGGTTCACCACCGCCTGAAACCAGTCCTCGTAGACCTGCGCTTCGGTCGGATTCTGCTTTGCATACGCTTTGATGCTATCAATGATAGCGATACACTGCTTTGGCTGCATAAAAAAATAGGCACCCCCTACCTGAAAATGTAAAGAGTGCCTACAACTGCACAAAAATCAAATATTCGGTTTTATAATGCTGTTTTTGGAAAATTATTTACTAAAATTCGTTTTAACGGATAGAATGTGCGGTTTATTTGACTTCTTCTGCAAGCTGGTTGAGCCTGCGTTTCAGTTCGTCCGCATCGTAGTACAAAGCGTCTGCGATGGCATTGAGAATATCAGGCTTGTCGGTGTAATCGCACAATGTTTCAATCAGTTTCAAGCTCTGATCTGACAATTTTACGGGTTTCATGTTGATTTCCTTTCGGTTTTATTCTCCAGCTTTGAAATTGTAAATGGGCTTAATGTGTTTTACAATATCAACTGTTGGGGAGATTGCGTTGATAATTTCCTGCGCTGGCTTATATGCCATCGGGCATTCATCCAACGTGGATTCATCGGCTGACGTAGTATAAATTCCGTTCATCTGCTTTTTATATTCCTCAACGCTGAATGCTTTTTTAGCCGCTGTTCTGCTATATAGTCTGCCAGCACCATGCGGAGCAGAGAAATTCCAATCAGGATTGCCCTTGCCAACACAGATAAGGCTTCCGTCTCTCATATTAAGAGGAATAATCAACTTCTCACCATCTCTAGCGGAGACAGAACCTTTTCGGATAATATCATCTGATTCGTCAATATAGTTGTGTACGGTTTCAAAGAAAGACGCATGGGTTAGCATGGAATTGATTCCAACACCGTCTAAAATGGTATGCATGATTCTTGCTCTATTCATCCTTGCAAAAGCCTGACAAATTCGCATATCATTAAGGTAGGAATCACGTTCTTTGCCTTCAAGATAGCACAGTTCATTCGGAATATCGGGGAACTGAACATCCAATTCTTTAATTTTTTGCGAGATTTCTTGTTCACGACCCTGCGCTTTCAGTTCTGCAATCACACGTTCCGTAGCTTCTTTTCTTTTGTTCTTTCCTTTGATATTTGAGATAGCTACATTTTGATGATACTCTGCGACTTGCTTCCCAAGATTTCGGCTTCCAGTATGGATAACAAGATACTGGTTTCCCTCTTCGTCTTCGTCCAGCTCAATAAAATGATTACCGCCGCCCAAAGTACCCATGCTGCGAAGAATCCAGTCAACATTATGTAGGCTATCTTTGCAGTCAAGCTGACTAAGGAAAGAATCCGACATTTTCTGCGATTCGTGAACATTCATTCCAGCCGGAACTCGTTCTCTGATTACTTTATCTAACTTTTTCGGGTCAATGTGTTCAATTCCAAGCTCAGCGACAAGCATTCCGCAACCAATGTCCACGCCTACAATATTTGGAATGACTTTTTTGCCCAAGTTTGCCGTAAACCCAATTACGCACCCGGAACCAGCATGAACGTCTGGCATAATGCGAATTTTGCATCCGTCAACAAAGCTCTGATTACAGAGCGTTAGAATCTGATCAGATGCCTTATCTTCGATATTATCCGTAAACACCTTTGCAGACGCATATTTTCCTTCAATCGTTTTCAACTTGTTCTCCTTTCTATTTTGGTTTTATTCTAGTTCACGAACACTTTCACCTGTTCTGTTCAGCAATCCGATACCATGTCTGGCGGGTCACGCCAAGCTGCTTGGCAGCATCCGTGACCGTAAGAATGCGCTTCTCTACCTGCTCATGGAGAACGTCAAAAAGGTTTCGGTCATACTCGGTTGGTTTGCGACCTTCCTTGTAATCGGGGCGCTGACTGGCAATTTTCTTGCCCTCTCTGGTGCGTTCAACAATCATGTCACGCTCAAACTGGGCAAACACAAGGAACATACCTCTCATAGCCCTACTAGCAGGGGTGTTGTCCATCACGCCAAGATTCAGCACGTTCACCCGGATTCCTTTTTCAATCCATGAATCAATCAGTTCATACCCGCCGACAAGGCTTCTGGCAACACGATCTAGCTTTGTCACAACGATTGTATCGCCGCTCTGGACTTCCGCTTCCAGCTTGTCCAGTTCCTTGCGTTCCATTTTAGTGCCGGTATATACCTCTTTGAAAATCTTGGTTGCACCAGCGGCCTTGAGAGCTTCTTCCTGCGATTCGAGACTATTTCCGTCAATCGCCTGTCCAGCGGAACTGACACGAGCGTAACCGTAGATCATTCAGAATCACTGTTCCTTTCATTCGGAAACATCTTCTTTGTATTTTTTAGCGCCTTTGCATCCATTTCTTCATTTGTAAGAACATATTCATTATCAAGGTAAGTTCGTGAACCTCTTGGAACCAAGACAACATCATACTTTAACACATCCGAAAACTTCAATAGGTTTTCATACGAAATCCTATTTCTACCAAGAACAGTCGATGCGACGTGTTTACTCTCATAATTGAGCTTTTCATTTAATTCTCCAACGCGAAGAGGGGAATTTTCAAGAATCCTTTTCAATGCTTTGTTTGCGTTCATTTTTATGTCCTCTCTTTCTGACCTTATTATATCTCAAAAGAGAGACATTTGTCAAGACGTTTTTGAAATTTTGCAGTTTTACTATCAATAGGGTCACTTTTTCATCAACACTTTTTTGTGTTAGTTTACAGTTTGTATAATTATCGTGTTATCAAGTTTTACTATAAATTTTCGCCCCGATTCTAACACATTAAAGTGTCAAAACCGCTACCAAAAATGTATCCTAAAACGCGTTTTAACGTACAAATTATACAAATTGGGCTGTTGACAACTATATACCAAGCGTCTATAATCTAAGACAGCAGAACACACGATGAATCAGCCAACTACGGTAGATTTATCCTTTGTGGCATAAAAAATAGGCCGTCAGCACAACCGACCAAAGTAGCACTGACGACCTATTCCACCACAAAACAGAAGCTGCGCAACCAAGGGCGCAGTCTCGGTTTCTGTCAGTTATTATAGCAGAAGCAGACCACTTCTGCAATAGAAAGGAGCAAAAAACATGAAATTTCCCACAACAACCGAAGAATTTCTGAAAACCCTCGCACACGGCAAAGAGCCGACCAGCGAGGACAGGGAGTACGCAGAAGCGCTGGGTAAGCTGTCCGAACTGAACTACCGGGCAGGGTACGAAGCGGGACGTAAAGAAAAGTAACATAATTTCGGCAATTCGTATGTATTATAAATTACATCGTAAAATCGTTTGAAATTATTTACTTCACAAGGAAAAGTGGTATAATATAATTACGCCGAAAGGAGGTGAACGAGTATGACGTACAACAACCCGAATGGTGCACAGTGCAACGCAAACGTCAGCAAGGAAATGCTGGCAGAGATCAATCACTACTGCACCGTATGCGACCTTAACCGAAGTCAGTTTATGCGCAGAGCCATTTCAGAGTATCTGCAAAATCATCCTCTGCCCGATGAAAAAGAATAAGACGCTCGCTAAAGTTTGCAGACCACAGCGAACGTCTTATATGCTCAACAATGGAAATGGAGCCATTGCGCCCTTATTATAGCAAATTGGCTCAGTTTCCGCAAGCTATTTAAGGAGATTCTATGAATCATAGTATCACAACTAAGACCGAAATTCAACTGATCGAGGGTGTTAGCTGCTACGAAGAAAACGGAGTGGCTTACATCCGTCTGGAAGATGCTGCTCGTGGACTTGGCTTCACTCAAGAGAAAAATGGAGTTGAATACGTCAAATGGGAACGTGTTGAAGAATATATTCGTAGCTTCGCAAATTCCCCACTTGTGGGGAAAAGACCTGAATACATCCCCGAAAGCATCTTTTACCGCCTTTGCATGAAAGCCAATAACGAGACGGCGCAGAAGTTTCAGGCGCTTGTATGTGATGTGATTCTTCCCGAACTTCGCAAGCGTGGTTATGTTGCTCTTTATCCGAATGGACAGCCGAGCAGCTTGCAGATTTTGAACATGATGGTTCAGGCTGTGAACGAACAGGCTGCACGAAGCGCAGAAACCGAAAAGCGTGTGGATGCCATTGAATCCAGTTTCAACAATATGTGCTCGATTATGACTATCAGCGTCAAAGGCGATGCACGAAAGGTCTGTCAGCGCACGTTGAATGCTATTGCAACCAAGCGTGGTGGTGGTACAGCATACGCAGACGTATGGAATGAAGTCTACGATGAAATGAAGGAGAACGGCTTCGATGTTCGCCGCCGTTTGGATAACCGTAAAAAGGATGCCGCGTCTAAGGGCATGAGCAAGACTTTTGTTCGAAAAATCAACGCTGTTGACATCATCTTCGACAGCAAAGACAAGAAAATGGAATCTGCGTTCATTAACTCCGTGCGCCGTTTGGCAGCGGCTACAAACGTAAAGTTTGAGATCAAGGAAGAAAAGCAGTCCGCATAATACATAACAGCCAATAAGAAAAGCCAGTGGTTAGAGAACATCTAGCCGCTGGCTTTTTTGTGTTATGCGATTATTGCTCCTATAAAGCTCATTTTGTGATTCCTCCCTTTATTCAACTGGTGTTAGCAAGACTTCCGCACTAATCGAAAGTTCGATATGGTAGCCGTTTTTAACGGTAACATTCTGCTTTTCGCCAGCTTTTTCAAATTTCAGCACATCACTCACATCGTCAGAATTTGCATCAGACACCACAAATACTGTAGCTTCTTTGTTTCGATTCTCAACTTCGTATGTGCCAGTCGGAACCATGTACCAGATATATTTATAGCCACTCTTGTTCGTTTCTTCTTTTCCATAATCACCAAGAACTTCATCAACTAAAACAATAGAACCGTTCTCTTTTACGGTTTCTTCCGAAGTAACAGACGGATTTTCAGATTCTATCTTTACAGATGACGCAACGGATGATGTTGGTTTTTCGCTTTCAGAACTAGCCGCAGTATCTGTTTTGTTACGAGGGCTTACTAAATCCATAATAAAAGCCAATACGAACATTACCATAAGGATTTTGAACCACAGCCGCTTATAAGCTGGCTTTGGCGGTGTATTCTCTCCGCCACACTGCGGACAGGTTTTAGCGGTAACGGCTATCCTTGCGCCGCAGTGTTTGCACTTTACGAGTTTTGCCATTTTACAATGCCCCTTTCTTACGGTCAAGTATAGCACAGATTAGACCGGGAGAGGGGCCTTTTTGTATTTTTCGGAATTTTTGGAGACTTGCACAATCAGATTGGTTTGGATTTGTGAGGATGGGGTGGGTATGGAGGGGAAGCGCCTTTTTTATTTTGGTCGGAGGAGACGGGACTCACCGCCCCCACCCGGGCCTCCGGCCCTATTCCCCCCGGGTGACCCCAGCGCACCCGGAACGGTTACACAGTACAGGCAGCAGGGCAGACCACGCAAGGCACGACACACACGCCCGGACGCTGGACACGCTGTACCCGTCTGCACTCTATACCAGACATACCACGCCGGGCAGATCGGGACGGCGGGCGGGACGCTGGATGGCGTGGAGTGCGTCCGAAACTGTGCAGATTTGGACACAGCGCAGCGGCTCAAAAATATATCTCATTTATGAATACATTTGTTGCGTGTGCAACGCAAACCCCCTTTACAGTGTCTCAAAAGTGTGATATTATAATGTCACAAGATTGAGACACAACACCACCACAAAACAGGAGGACAAAAACCATGAAAAAGACCGTTGATATTATGGACTACTGCAACAAGCTGTTTGCCGCTGACCTTTTCGCGGGTGTCGTGCTGGAAGAGGACTTCGACACGGGCTACGACTACACATGGAGCGCAGCCAGTGAGGACTGGGCGGACAAGTTCCGCACTGAGCTTAACGGCTACATCTCTGCCGGATGCTGTGAAGAGCGTGCCGCCGACTACCGCAAAGCCCTTGCTATTCTCGATGAGATGGAACAGGCCGCAGAGCAGACCCAGACCAGCGCACCCGAAGCGGTCAAATGCGCCGACCTCTATACCGCCACATTTGAGGACGGCAAGTTAATGACTGGCACGCTTGACCAGCTCTATGCAGCCCAGAACAACCGCAGAATGACCATCAAACCCGTTGTGTGGCTCTGGTGCAGTGACAGCGGCCTATATATGGTAGACTATATCTTAGAGGGCGCAGGCTGGACACTGGGCGCATTTGATACGCTGGCAGATGCGGAAAAGGCAGTGGCAGCATTTAACGCACAGCCCTCCGCAGATGTTGCAGCAATGCTCACGGAGACTGCTCTAAAACGCTTTACCTGTGATGTAGAGTGCAAGGCACTGGGCGACGATGGCAAACAATATAATGCTGTTTGGTGCCCCGATTGTGGGCAGATTTATTATACCATCCCAGCAAAAGTTAAGGTACTGGGCTACATCCCGCAATATAAGGAGGGCTAAACAATGATTGCACTTGACTTTACCCAGTGGGCTGCCCTCTGGTACGTGGGCGGCATGATCAGCGGCGCGCTTGTTATGATTGCATTTCTCAATAGCTAAGGAGGGGCTGAAAATGTATACAATTTTTTATGGTATCGGTACTACCGCTACTAATGGCGGTTTTTATGGGCATAAATGGATAGCTGAGGAGCTGACCAGCATTGCAAACGGCGATTATTGCGAAAAAATGACCGAAAAAGAAATACAAGCCATGTGCAATGACGTCAACTTACACGGCGGACACAACGGGTTTAAAGTTTGGGCTGAGGTGCAAAAACAATGACAACGTTTGAAGAAAAAGTGAACGCATACCGCGAAAACAAACGGCTCATGGAAGAGCTTGAAGCAATGAACGATGCAATCAAAGCAGATATTATTAACATGATGCACGGTGCGCCGGAGATGGTACAAGGCACCGCAAAGGCCATTTACAAAGATGTTTCTTCCGTCCGGCTCGATAGCAAACTACTCAAGACGCTGCACCCGGATGTATACGCAGAATGCAGCAGCAAAACCAGTTACAAACGGTTTAGCGTGGTATAAAGGGGGTTATAATATGAGCATCAATCTTATTTCCCGTATCTTTTCGGACTATCACAAGGGCAAGGACAGCACCAACGGCCGCAAATACCGCTATACTATCGAATATAACCCGTTGTCAGCTACGCCGATCTGGGTTATACGTCAGCCGCTGACGGGCGGCAATTGGGATTTTGTTCAGCCGCTTCCCTCTAATCTCCAAATCACGCCGCTATACTCCGCCCGTTTGGGGCGTATGGTATACTAAGGAGGTGCACGCATGATATTTTCTTGTATCCTGTTCTTCTTCTGGTTTTTCTCGGCGCTGTTTAAAGCATCCAAATAAGAAGCATTTCACCCGGTCAGAAATGGCCGGGCTTTTCTTTTACCTTGCATCTGCTGAGGGTGCAGGGCTTTTATTTTGCCCTGTTTTAATACAGCCACATACAAGCGTTCACAATGTGTTTTGCATCGTCAATGCAACTTATACCACCCACGCCTCAAAACAGTGCACACAGCTTTACAGGCGCTTTTCCTGCGGTTCGTCCCACTCAACCGCCACAGATACAAGGCCGACACAAGCGGCTATAATACCGACTGCGCCACGCTGGAGCGTCTACCAGCGCCCGGACGGCTTGCACCGATACCAGATACTACCGCCACGCCCGGACACTGTGCAGACCAGCGCAGCCCGCCTATTATAATAAGGTATATAAGGGTGCAGTAGATCGCCGACTATGCCAGCCCGGCGGGGCTTCTCGCGCCTGGCATTAGCCTGGCACACGTCCGGTATTATGCTTTCTTCCTGGCACGGCGGCGCGGAACTATTGACGGCTACCGCCGTATCTCTTTTCGGGCTTTCGCCCGATAGCCAATAGAGGCCAGCAATAGTCGCAGCGTTTCGGCTGGAATAGTCGTAATCGCTTCTGGAATAGTTGTAGCCACCAGTCGTAGTTTCTCCGATAAAATAGTCGTAGAATAGTCGTAAAGTCGTCAGATGACCAGCTTTTGAAAGTCCTATATATCGTATAGTAATGAGTGGTTCGCTGATAGTCGTAGAGTAATGGTCGCAGCATTTTCTTGCGAACTATCGTCAAATAGTCGTGCATTTTTTGTGTGAAATAGTCGTTCGCCTTTTAGAGAAAAAGAGATGCGATAGTCGCTAAGCCATCAGACATCCCCAAAAATCAGTATGTGTCTTGACACCTGTTAATTTTAATCCACATCATATTACCTCAAAATCTTTATCCATCGTACTTATTATAATAGTCGCAAACAATTACTCAATCTTTTTAACTATTATTCCAATGGAATAGTTGTATCATCTGATTCGGTTAGTTCTTCTCCGATTTAATTACTGACAACTACAACCATATCATATCAATCGACTAGGATTATTTATTCGGCAATACCTCAATACTTTTAACTATCTAATAAGACTATCCAGCTGGTCATTCGCTTTCAATTTGTAATCAACCGCTCATACCGCTATGCAACATTTGTACATATCAAGCCGACTACAAAATGAAGTCAATTATCCATGTGAAATAGTCGTAGACCATCCACAA